AACACCGCTTCAATCACCGTCGAACGCTACTTCACCGTGACCGCAGAGGGCAACGGGGAGTCGTTCAACATCCAGTCCAACACCCCATCGGCGGGCAACAAAATCGTCCGCAAAATCTGGTACAAAAACGAGGCGTTCGAAGCCACCGACGTGAACACGTGGACGCTGCTGCACACCTTCGCCGATAACACCGCCTACGCTTCGACCGCTACCAAATGGCAGGAGTATTTAGACGGCCAGACCTACGGCACACCGCCGTTCACGCTGGCGATTAGTTGGGAGGACAGAGCGCGCAACCAAACACTGCTTGAAAAAGCGCCGGGCGCACGCGCTGCCTATTCGCTGCGGCTTGTTGGCCTGCCGAGTTACACGGGCAGCGCCATCCGGGTGCGCCGGGCATCGAACAATGCGGAACAGGACATTGGATTTGACGCCAACGGCGAACTGGACACCACCGCGCTGACCACTTTTTGCACCGGCACAAATTGCTTCATCCGCACGTGGTACGACCAAAGCGGAAATGCCGCGGACATCCTAAACACGACCGCTGCGGCGCAGCCAAAAATTTATGACAGCAGCACAGGTGTGCTGACGTATGGTCCAAATTCTAAGCCGACTACCAACTGGGCAGGAACAAATGGCAACGCGTTAAACACAGCAGCAGGGGTGCTGACATTTGACAGCGATAAGTGGTTCGTCAATTCGCACAGCGTGTACAGTTGGACGGGCACTAATACGTTAAGTTACATTTGGAGCGGCGCTAGCGATAGGGGCTTTAATACCCTTCACCAAAATTCAAAGCAGAACTTATTTATCAATAGAAGCACCGGATTTGTATTAAATTCCACAGCGAACGCGGCGACCAACACGCTGATGGTGCGAACCGATGTTGTTAAAGATACATCCTTGGAATTGTACAAAGACGGAGTTTCGCAAGCGACACCAGGAACCGTATCCCCGGCGGACTTCGCTGTAATGGCATCGCAAATGAGGATGGGCAACGGCGGAAACGGAAGTACAAACCACCAAATGCAGGGCAACATTTCGGAAGTGATTCAATACAATTCTGACACGAGTTTGGACGCGCTGCGCAGCATCGTCGAACAAGACCAAATCGACTACTACCTATGATGCAGTTTATCATCGTCCGCCCCGAAGGGATTTTAAGCAGCCCGCAGCGCGCGCAGTTCATCACGCGCGAACTGTACTGCATCACCCTGCCCCTGCAATTCCAAACCCCTGACCAACACGACGGCACCGTGTTCGGCATCATCCACCACCCGACCGACGGCAGGGCAGCGTTGCAGGTGGATTTGGACTACGTCATCCCGGTGCATCCGTTGGTCACGTTGGAGCGGCTGGTGTCTTTGTTTCCCGAAATCACCGACGCGGAGCGCATGACGCTGATGCAGGTGATTTTTAGCAGCAAGGCGTTTCCGTTCCGGCACATCGTGCCGTCCACTACAACGGTGCGCGACGAGGCTTACATGCAAACACTTGGATGGTTTGGAGATGGCGTTAATCCTTGAAATTCTGTCGTTCCTAAACGGAACGCCGCCGCCTTACTCAAGGACGGCAGACCTGAACGCCGACGGCATCGTGACCGTGGCTGACCTACTCATAGCCCTAACTCTATTCTGATGGCAAAGGTGCAGAAGACAGTGACGCGCATCGAGCGCGATGTGACCCGGCCGGGCGTGCATGCCAAGACGCGGACGAGCAGCAAGAAGGGCGCGCGGAATTACCGCAAGGCGTACCGGGGACAGGGGAGGTAGTTGAACTTGCGTACATTAGCGACATGGTAGTCACGCTCAAAAAGCCCCTGAACGATTACGGCTACAATTGGCCGGCATCGACCACCGTAGAAGTGTCCATGAAGTTCTACCGCAAGCTGATTGCGGAGGGCTACATCGACCCGCACCCGGAGGATCCCGCGCACCAGCCCGCTCCAAAGGCGAGCAAGGCAAAGGCCGCCCCGGCACCCGCTCCCGAACCCCCATCTGAAATCACCGAAGAATAATGGCACAGACCACTGGCATCCTGAACGCATCCAGCGTTCGCTTTTTCACAGGCACCACCGATGGCACCCACACCGTGGTTGCCAACGTGACCGAGTGCAGCATCTCCCTCACCACCGACGTGCGGGACGTCACCACGAAGACCTCCGCCGGATGGCGCGAAATCCTGCCGGCCATGAAATCGGCCAGCATCAGTGTCAGCGGCTACTTCGCTGAGGATGCAACCAATGGCTTTAACACATTGGTGGGATACCAAATCGCTGGCACGAAGGTATTTGCCGTGTTTACGAACGTGGGCAGCAGCGCCCTGCCAAACGCAGGCGACCAGGAGTTTGATGTTGCGGGCTACATCACTTCGATGGAGCAGAGCGCCGGATTTGAGGACAACGTCACGTGGTCGCTGACCATGGATTTGACGGGCGCAATTGTACGTGAGACCATCGTTTAATGGACATTCAAATCAACGGCGTCACCTACCCGCTGCGCGCATCTATGGGCGCGTGGCGGAAGTTTGAGCAGGCGACGGGCGTGAAGGTCACCGGAGTGGATGCCGATGACATCACGCGCATCCCTGAGATGGCGTACTACTTCATCGAAAGCGGCTGCAAGGCGGCGGGCATGAAGTTCGAGTTGACAGTGGACGAGTTCCTCGACCTTGTCACCGTGCAGGATGTGCAGGCCATCAGCGAGGCAATCGCCGCGCTGCTTGGCACTGCAAGCGGCCAAAAAAAAAGCGCCGCGATAAAGCGCTGAGTTGGGATGAAATCGAGGCGATGGGGTTGGGCCAACTTGGCCTGACCCCTTCGTCGCTTTACGGCATGACGTTCGCCGAGTTCGGCAACGCGATGCGCGGGCTGCACGAGATTGAGGAACTGCGCCAGCGCGCTGAATGGGAGCGCACCCGGTGGCTCGCCTGCCTGCTGCTAAACCCCCACACCAAGCGCCGCCTCAAGCCGCAAGACCTGGCGGAATTTGAATGGGAGCGCAAGGCCAAAGTGCCCGTCGATGGGCGTGGTATCTTGCGGCAAATTGCTAAAATGAGCCATGGCTAAACTCGGCGACCTCATAGTCAAAATTGGCGCGGATACGCGGCAGTTCAACACGGAGTTAGGCAAGCTCCAGCGCAACATCAAATCCACCGCCGACAACGTCACGGACTTGGGCAAGAACATGTCCATGGCATTGACGCTGCCTGTGGTTGGCCTTGGTGCTGCGGCGGTGAAGGCGGCCATGGATTTGCAGACGATGCAAGTGCAGTTCGTGTCGCTCACGGGCGGCGCGGAGCAAGCCGGTCAGATGGTTGACCAGTTGAACAAGTTCGCAGCCGAGACGCCCTACGAAATCGAGGGCATCGCATCGGCGGCGCGGCAGTTGCTTGCGGCCGGTACCGACATCGACCAAGTCAACGGACAGTTGCAGTTTCTCGGCGACATCGCCGCGGCTGCGGGTGTGCCGATTGACGAGATGGCCGGGATCTTCGCAAAGGTTCAAGCCAAGGGCAAGGTTGAGTTGGAAAACCTGAACCAACTGGCCGAGCGCGGCATCCCCATTTTCACCATGCTGTCGGAGGCTACCGGCCTGCTGCCTTCGCAGTTGGGAGGCGGCGCCGTCAGTGTGGAGATGTTCAACGAGACGCTTGCCAGCATGAGCGAGGAGGGCGGGTTCGCGTTCAACGCCATGTACAATTTGAGCCAGACGGCAATGGGCAAGTTCAGCACCGCTATGGATGCGCTGAAGCTTGCGGCCGCATCGCTTGGTGTGCAGTTGCTGCCGATGGTCACTGGCATCATCGAGCGGGTGACCGAACTTGCGGAAAGGTTCAGCGACCTTGACGCGCGCACCAAGCGCATCATCATTGTGGTAGGCGGCGTGGTCGCGGCAATCGGCCCGGCAATCTTAGCATTCGGCTACGCATCTAAAGCGGTAACCGCTATGCAGGGCGCGGCGGCGATTGCCACCAAAGCCATTGGGGCGATGAACGCGGCGATGCTTACCAACCCCGTGACGGCTATCGCCCTTGCGGTGGCTGCGGCGGTTGCGCTCATCATCGCGAATTGGGATCAGATTGTTGCCTACTTCGGCACCGGCGATGGCAGTGCGGTGCTTGAGGATTTG